CGGAAGCTGGCCTCGTTGACCTTGCCCGTCAACTCAAAGAGCGCCCGCTTGTAGCTGGCGGTGACGTAGGCGGCGGCCAGATAGTGGGTCTCGGTCCAGTTGTAAACGGGCACGGTGATGTCCACGCCCTCGACGCCGGAATCAGAGACCCCGATAGCCTGCTGGTAGTCCGGCGCTTCCCAGCCGGGCGCAGCCTTTTTGAACACCGTAGCAAGGCTTTGTGTGACGTGTTGCGTGCCGCCGCCGGTGTCGAACGTATAGCTGGACTCGCCCGTCTCTGGACGCTTGCGATCGGAGCGGACGTAGCGGACGCGCGCTTCCCAAAGACAGCGCTCGGGGGCGTTCACGTCCACGAACAAGGGCTTGACGGTAAGCTGGTCGGCGTCGCGGACCAGCGTATCGTGCAGGGTCGGCGCGGCGGCGAGCACGGCGTCGCGGACCGCCGCGTCGTCGGCGGTCCCGGTAACGGCGTAGATCAGATCCAGCGACCGCCCGTCGCCGGCCCGGCTCTTGTCCCGCTCGGTGACTTCTATTGCCATAGCGCTTGTCCCCGTGCCTTAGTGTGCCAAGCCCGCCGTATTATCCTCCAGCTTGTCCAGGTGCTCCTCGGCGGCCTCGGCGGCGTCTGCGATGCGGTCCAGGGTCGAACCCGCGCCGAAACCCCACAGGGCCGACGCGGAGAACGTGCCCCGCGCCTCGGCGACCGGCTCCATCGCAAGGCCACCGGAGAAGAAATCCTCGATGGTCTTGCCCCAGCCGGTCATCGTATCTTCCCACGTGGTGCGGCGCTCCGGGCCGCCGCTCGGCGCTTCGCCCTCGGCTGCCATGCGGCGCAGGAAATCCTGCCGGGCGTCGTGCCAAAGGGCCATCTGCCGCCCGATCCGCTCGTTGATCTCCTGGCGCGCCTGCCCGAACTCGGCGGTAATCTGCGCCGCCTCGTCGGCATAGCGCGAGAGCCGTTGCAGGCGGCGGTGGTGCGACTGCTCAACCTGGCGGTCCGCCTCTTTGATCCACCCGCCCAGGTCGACATCGGTCAGGTCCTCCAGCCACCCGGGGCGCAACTTCTCGGGCAGCTTCATCACCAGCTCGTGGAGCTTGTCGAAAATCCACTGGAGGGGCCGCTGGAGGGCCGACACGATGGCGCGCGCCAGCCGATTCCAGATGACATCAATAAACGTCACAGCCTCCCAAAAGACGACCTTTATCCCGAGCGCCGCCAAACGCGCGCCGGTCTTGATAGACTCCCACGCGATCAACGCCCCGGCCTTCATCTGCAACACCCGCTCGGCGACAAACATCATGGCGCTGGTCAGGTGGTCGCCTATCTTCATCCCCGCCACGCGGACGCTCTGCGTGAGCTGAAAGAACCCGAGCTCCGTCTCCGTCAGGGCGTCACTGATAGCCCATACAGCGGCCAACATCACGAACAACGGGCTGGTCGCCATCTTGACCACGAACGTGGCCGCCGATAGGGCCAGAAACGCCGCGCCCAGCCCCAGTAGGCCGGCGACGGCCTTCGCGATGCCCTTGATCATTTCGCCGTTCCGCTCCACCCACAGGCGCACCGCGTCGGCCCAGTAGGCCAGCCGGTCGATGATCCGGCCAACCGTAGGCAGCAGGTGTTGTCCAAGGGCGATGAACATATCCCGGATGACGTTCACCAAGCGCCGGACGCGGGCGTTCACCGTCCGCGCATAAGCCGCATACTCGCGGTTCAGGGACGTGCCCTCGCGGAACGACTGATTCGCCGTGTCGAGCGCCCGTTGGACCTCGCGCGTGTTCTGCGCCAGGGCCGCCAAGGCCGTAGCACTCTGCACGCTGAGCGCCTCGCGCAGACGCTCGGCGGCGCGTCCCCCGGCTTCCATCTGCGAAATCATCACCTTTATCACGTCAAGGGGCGCTTCGGTGCGCCACCGCCGCAGGTGAGAGACGGAGACGCCCAGGGCGTCGGCGATGCGGCGCATCCGGCGGGGCTCCATTAGCTCCGAAGCGAGGCGGCGCAGCCTGGTGCCCGCACGCTCGGCGCTCTCGCTGGTCGCGTTCAGGGCGGCAACCAGACCAAGGATTTCGGCCTGCGAAAGCCCCAACTGTGACATGGCAGCGCTGGCCCGCAACGCGCCGTCCACGATTTCGGCGGTGCTGGTGGCGAAAGTGTTGGACAGCTCGTTTATGGCCGCGCCCAGGTTCTCGACCTGCGCAACGGGGGTGCGGGTCAGGTTGCTCAGGCGCGCCAGCGCCATACCAGCCTCGGAGGCGCTCAGCTCCGTTGCGACGGCCATGCGCGCCACCGTTTCGGTGAACGCGCGGATGTTCTGGACGCCCCGGATTCCGAAGCGCGCCGCGTCGGCGGCGATTTCGACCAGCCCCCGGTGCGCGATGGGCATAGAGCGCGCCAGCGCGCGGATTTCGACGCCAAGGGCGCGGGCCGTTTCCGGGTCCGTGACCTTGGCGACCTCGGCCATCTGCTCCTCGAAATCGGCAGCGGCCTTGATCCCCAAGGTGAGGGGGACGGCCAGCACGCCGCCGACCGCCCCCACCCGTGCGCCGATCCCGGCCAGGCGCTTAGACCACTTGTGCAGGATGCCCTCGGCGACCAGTAGGTCGCGCCGGAGCTGGTCCAACCTCGCTCCGATAGCGACGTAGGCTTCGCCGGCCCTGATAGCCCCAGCACTCGCCATGTGTTACTCCTCGCCCGTATAGCGCCGCCACCGGCGGGCGATCTCGTCCTCCGGCAGCGACTTAGGCAGCCGCTCGCGCGCGCGTTCGCGCCACTCGCGCCATTCGGCGATTGCGACGGCGCGGTCGCGTCGCTGCCACGGGTCCAGCCGGGAAGCGTCGCCGCGCCAGCCCCAGGCGCGCAGGATACATGCCAGGGCGAACGACAGCCGCCGCCAGGCGATCCGGTCCCGCTCCTCGGCCAGGCACCGCAGCTCCCATAGGGTCAGGCGGCGGGGGTCGGCGACTCCGGCAAGGGCGGCGTCTCGCCAGAGGTCGCGCCACCCGTAGGAGGGCGCGTAGCCGAACCCTCCACGCCTCGCTCGCGCAGCTCCTCGGGGCTCATCCCAAGGAACGCCGCCAGCTCCTCCTGAAACGCCTCCGCAATGCGCAGTAGCGGCCCGGCGTTCAGGGTTCGGGCAAGCTCGTCGACGCTCACCCCCCGCTCCTGCCGCTCTTTTGCGCAGCACACGGCGAAGGCTACGATAAGTTTGCGGAAGTCACGAAACAGCACCTCGGCCCCGGGCGCGTCGTCCGGGATTCCCGGCCTCGCCAGCAGGTAACAGCCCGTCCGGCGCTCGATTTCGTCCAGGGCTTCTATGTCCAGCCGGGGGTGCCAGTCCACCCCGTTCCTGTCGGTTACGCAAGCCATCTGCGGCCTCCCTCTTGCGTATTAGAGTTTCCGTTAGCTGCTCGGCGTCACCTGCGACACCGCGCCACGGCTCTTGAACGACGCGGAAAGCAAGACGGCGTCGTCGAGACTCTGCGGCCCCGGCCTCAGGCTCAGCACTCCGCACGTGCCGGAGTAGCCGTAGCCGGACGAGTCGGTGATCTCGAACGTCAAATCGCTGTCGTTGAACCACGCGTCCTCAAGCGCCGAGAGCGCCGTATCCGTAGGCACCCAAAGGGCCTCGACGTCGAAGGTGATACGCTTGCGGCCCTGCTGCCAGTTGTCCCACCCGTTATCGTTCCGGGTGGTGATGTCCTGCTCGTCGGCCTCAAGGGACGGCTCGACGTTTCGGGCGTAGCCCACGGTCTCGCCGCCCAGCTTCAGCACGCAGTTGAACCCCTTCTCGGCCATGTTTCACTCCTCCCGTCATTCCTCCAGTATTCGCGCCCGCACTTCAACCAGATAGCCCGGGAACCCGTCGGGGTCCGGGCTGGGGCGTGGCGGGCTCGCTTGCACGCCCACGTCCTCGTATCCCTGGAGCACAAGCGGCGTCCGGTCGAGACACCGCCACACGGCCCAGGCGGTATCGCGCAGGGCGGCGCGGCTGGAGTGCTTCTCGCCCCACACCTGCACGTCAACAATCAGCTCCGCGCCCCGGTAGCTGCGCGTGCCCCAACTCGAACCGCCGGCCAGGTCTATTGCAATGGCGGGGAGCTGGGCGTCGGCGGGGATCGGCTGAAAACCGAACACGGCGGGCTCCTCCGCGTCGCCGCCGAAATCATACGTCGCCAGCGAGGCGGTGACTGCCGAATCCGAAAGCAGCGCCTCGCGCACCGCCTTCACCACCTTTGGCGCTTCGTCGGCCACTTCAGATCATCCCCCGGAACTGCGACGGGAACCTATGCGCCGCCGACATCAGGGCGGGGCGCATGAACGGGCGCTTCGGGTGTATCCGCGTGCCGTATTCGTGGAACTTCCCGTAGTGCGCCGTCGGCCCCACAATGCAGCCCTCGGTTGCCGTCAGCGCGTGCGCCACGCTGCCGCGCAGGGTGCCGAACTGAAGGTGCGGCGGCGTGCCGGGTCGACTCGGCCTGTGGCGCGGCCCCCCGCCGCGCGAGAGTAGCCGCTTCGCCTCGGCCTCCACGATCATGCCGCAGCGCTCAAGGCGGGGCAGAGACGCCGCCTCGATGGCGCTCACGACTTTCGCGTGGTGCATCCGCACCTCGGCCAGGGTAAACCGCAGTCCGTTACCTGCCATCGTAGCTACCTGTCGGGCGGTCCCGTTTCTGGAGCATCGCCTGAACGTATCGCGTGCGCCCGCTATCCACGAAGCCGACCACCTCGTAGAGCGCCCCGCCGGCTTCGAGCAGGTCGCCGACGCGCAGGGGCGTGGAGCTGCGCACGGTCGCCGTCACCTCGGCGTCGTGCACGGCCAGGGCGGCGTAAACGGTCTGCGCCTCCCCCAGCGTGGTGGTCCAGCCCCCCTCGCCGTCGGGCGTTCGCGTCGGGCGGTAGTATCGCAGCGCTTTCAGCATGGCGGGCCTCCGGCCAGGGATTGTAGGACGGCCATTTCGTCCGTATCGGCCAGGGCGCGCCACTCGACGGCATGGCCGCCGGCCCGCTCAGACGCCGCGCCGCCTCGCGCGTCGTAGGCGCGCCGGACCAGGCTCAGGATGCAGGACTCCAGCGACGCCGGAATCTCGCTGTATCCGGCGGTGTAGGCGACGACATACCAGATGGGCTCCCATTCGTCGTCGTGGACGATTGCGTTGCCCCGAACGGCGTAGGACGTAGACGAAATCGAGGAGCCGTCCTCGGTTTCCACAGAGCTCACAGAGACGACGGGCACCTTCGTCGGCCATAGGCAGCGCTCGCCGCCGAACAGGTGCTCCTCGACCTCCTGTTGGGACAGAAGCACGCCCCACTGGCCCTCGACCCACGATTCCACCCCGTCCAGGAGCGCCTGAATGAGGGTGTCCTCGTCGGTGCCCGCCACCTGGAGCATGGCTTTTGCGAGGTCAAGACTCACAACGCTCATCGCTTGGTCCCTCCAGCACGGCGGGAATGGCCCGCTCCGGGGCGCGCGAAAGCACGCGCACCTTGCCGCTCAGCACGCTGCCCAGGACGGCGCGCAGGGGCACGACGTCCTCGTCGCCGGGCCGGCGCGGGTAGGCGCGCCCCTCCACGATCAGAGCGCCCGGACGGTCCCACCGTATCAGCACCTCGTCGTCCGGGCGAGGCTGGACCAGGGCGCGCCGCTCAGGTGCGGTCTCCGGTCTCCGCTTCGCCATTCGCTCGCTCCACCTTGCGGACGGCGGCCCGGAGGAACCCCAGGCCCAGGGCTCCCAGCGCCGCCCAAACGTAGTCGGGAATCTCGACGCCGTAGGCGTCCAGAATCCCGCAGAGCAAGATCACCGCAGCCGTCAGGTAGCTGCGCTTGCCATCGAGCCAGCGGGCAATGGCCGCCGGCGGTTTCGCCTCGTCGCTCATAGCCGTTCCTCCAATACTTTCCTGACGCCCTCCCCCTTCAGTCGCCGCCACGGGCCGGTGCCCACGCGCATCGTGCAGAGCCGGACCGCCGCCGTGGCGATACGCACGGCGACCTCGGGCCAGACGAAGGCGAGGAACCCCGCCATCACCAGCACGAACCGGAAGGCCCAGGGCACCCGCACGTGCACCTCAACTGCCATCCTCTGGCCCATGCGCCCCTCCGTTCGCTTCCCGCCACGCCTTCTCGGCCTCGTCGGCCCGCGCGAAGGCGAGCGCCAGGTCTCTCTTTGTCACGGTCTCCCCGTCCCGCAGGGCGCGTTCGATGAGCGCCAGCAGCTCGGAGACCACCCGCAGGGCCAACAGCACCTCATCTGTGGACATTTGCACGTCCCTCCCAACGCAGACGCGCCAGTTCGCGCATCGCCTCGTTGAACTGCGCCGCCGGGCCGTCCACGGGCCGCCCCTTCTCCAGCGCCGCGCGCCAAGCGTCCAGGGCGGCGCGCGCCGTGGCCCGCCACCGTTCGATCTCGGCGGCATGTTCGTCGTCAATCAACCCCGCCTTCCGGGCATCGGCCAGCACCCGCAGCGTGGCGGCGTAGGCGTCCACCGCGTTGCGAAGCTGCGCCCGTGGCGAGGCGCAGCCCACCAGCACCAGCAGCACACAGGCCGCCAGCGCGGTGGTGCACAGCAGCTCCAGTGTCGGCGTCCGCTTCATGCTTCGCCTCCCTTCTCGCGCGAAACCTTATCCACGTAGGCGCAGCAATGGTGCGGCGCGCCCTCGAAGGCATGCGCCTCGCCCCAGTGCGCCAGGAACTCGCACAGCTCGTCGTCGCTGCGCCACCCCGTGGCGTGGCGATCATCCCGCTGCGCCGCCTCGCTCGGCATTCCACGGGGCACGGTCACAATCACGCGCCGCCTCGCAATCGCGGCCAGCAGGTCCATCAGCTCGGCGGGACGGGCGTAGTGCTCCAGGAGCTGGCCGGCGAACACCGTGTCGAACGCGCCCCGCATAGCCGGGCCGATCACGGCGATGTCGCCGCAGAGCCAGAGCCGCCCCGGGCGGTCCTTCCGCGCCCGCGCGATGGCGATTTCGGATACGTCTACCCCGACGTAGATGGGCACGCGCGGCAGGTAGTCGGCCAGGGCTCCGAACGCACACCCCACGTCGAGCACCGAGCCGGTGCAGAGGGCCGCCACGGCGCGGTATTCGTCCGGGTGATCCCTTAGGTCGCCACGGTCGAGGTATCGGCGCACCTTGCTTTCCCACCAGCGCCGATCATCCTCTGAAAGGCGCAACGGACTTGTTCGGGTATCGGCCATGTTACTTTCTTTACCAGTCCATCGGCGCACTCGCCCACCTGCCCCGGCTGCCACCTGTGCCATGCCTCGCGGCGGTGCCGGGGCGAGCCGTCGCGCCGCTCGTAGAACGTATGCTTCTGCTCCATCAGATCGCGCGGAAGCGCGTGCCCCAGGTGGTAGATTACGCACTCGGGCACCTGCTCGGCGGCCTCGCGCGAGGTGTCGAGGTCGTACAATCGGTTCCCGCTGGCGTCCACCGGCGTCGGGTGCCGCAGGAACCGATAGCTGCCCCGCCAGACGCTCCAGCGGTAGTGGGGGCAGACCGAACCGAAAGGCTCCAGGGGATAGCCCCATCGCCGCCCGGAGTTGAGCTCCGGCGTGTCCACGATCCAGTGGTCGAGGTCGTGCCAGAGCGTCACCCAGCGGGGGGAGCCGAAGGGCGGGTCGGCTTCGAGCCAGCGGTCCAGGCCGACCCAAATCTCGTCCGCGTCGAGGAGCAGTTGGCGGTTCCCGCGCACGTGCGCCGCCACCCAAGAGCGCATCTCCAGCTTGTCGGCCCACACGGGCCGGGCCTCGATGGTGATCTTGCCGTCCGGGTCGTCCATCGCCCGGAGCTGCTCCAGGACGCCACGCTCAGGGTAGTCTTTCCAGAGCGTCGTCGGGCCGTAGGCGATGATGATCTCGTCCACGTGTGGATATACCGCCTGCACGGCGTCCACGGCGGTCGGGGTGGCATAGCAGATCATGTGCGCAGACACGGCGGGGCGGCGCGTAACGTGGTAGGGCACGCCCTCCAGCCGCCGCGCCATAGCGTCGAGCCCGTAGGTCCGCACCGCCCAGGCCCGGTCCCGGTCGGGGACTCGGCGAGGCTTCGCCGCCAGGTCGGCGACGGCGCGCGCGAAGGCCCGCTCGTCGCCGTTCGGGACGTAGACCAGGCGGTCGCCGTAGGCGTCGCGCAGCACGGGCAGGTCGTAGACGATACAGGGGGTGCCCACCGCCAGGGCCTCCATCGGCACCATGCCGAAGCCCTCAAAGCGGCTGGGGGCGAGCACCGCCACGGCGTCGCGCAGGACGCGGAACTTCTCCTCGTCCGGGACCTGGCCGGCGTTGACCAGCTCGTGGCCCTTCGCCGGCGTCCCGCGTATCTGTTGGCCGACGTTCACCAGGTCCAGGGGGGCGTCTACCTCGCAGACGGCGCGCCAGGCCGTGTCGGCACCCTTATAGTCTGACGACCGCCCGACGCGCGCCATGTAGGGCTTGCCGCGCCGCCTCGGGTCCTGCGGGGCTCGGAGCGCCCTTTCCAGGGCGTCCGTATTGATGGCCGGCGGGAGCCACGTGCCGGGAGCGTCCGGCATGTCCACCCAGCGGCGCAGGTATTCCAGGCTCAGGGGGCTGTTGGCGATGAAGAACTGCGCCCGCTTCACCACGTCCGGGGGGTTCGCCGCTTCGAGTCGCCGCGCGTAGTCGGGAGCATACTGCTGGACCCAGTTCGGGGTCTCGAAGTTCCAGGCCACCAGCGGACGCCCCATCTGCTCGGCGTAGCGCAGAGCCTCCCGCCCCAGGTCGCCCTTGCTGTCGGTGACCACCACGTCTATGTCGGCGGGAACGCGCGCCCGCGCAGTCAACACGCGCAGGCGGTCGTGCGGGCGGTAGTCGTCGGCCCACGCGGGGGCGCGGTCTGTGAAGATGAACACCTCCGCACCGTTGCGGGCCAGGCAGAGGGCGTATTGCCAGACGTGCAGGCGACCGCCGCTGTAATGGGGGCTCGTGTGCATCCAGATGCCGATGCGAGGTCGGGTCGAACGGGCCGGCGCGTTCGGCAGCCGCCCGTCGGCGGGGCGGGGTTCACGCTTCGGGCCGATGTAGCCGCGCACCAGCAGGCGGGCCGCCTCGTGCCGGTTCACGATGTCCACGAGCTGGCCGGCGCGGATACGCAAGTCGCGGCCCCTCGCGTCCTTGCACGCGAAATCCTGCAACGCCCGGAACCACATACGCCGGCCCTCGCGTTGGGCGGGGCCGCAGGCCGCTACTCAGGCCTGCGGCCCGCCACAGCAGTTACGGCGTTCAGCTCGTGCCGGAGCTGAGAATCGCCATCGCGCGGGGCTGCCAGAGGCGGCCGCCCATCACGCAATAGACGACGAACGCCATCAGGTTCTCGCGGAACTTATAGTGCTCGCTCCGCTTCACGACGACCTCCTCCTCGGACGCGATGGCGTACTCGGAGAAGTCGCCGAAAATCACGTCGCCGTCGCTCCCCAACTCAGGCTGACGCAGCGACACCAAGTAGGGGTAGCCCACCAGGCGGTCGCGCGGTCCGTCAGCCGTGGTAGCAGAGAACAGGGGCCGGTCCTGGGCGTCCGTCTCCAGCTCCAGGGTCAGCTCCACGTCGTCGTGGATCATAAAGCGCGCGTTGCTCCGATGGTGCGGAAGCACGGCGTGCTTCAGATTCACAAGGTCGGTGTAGCCGACGGAGTTGGCCGTCGCGCGCGCGACCGTGCGAATGCCGGTCGTGTTCACGATGCCGAGCGGTTCCCCGGTGCCGGTGCCGTTGATGAAAAGGTTGTCCAGGTAGGACTGGACGCCGGCGCGGTAGAGCCGGGCGAGGAGCGCCTCAAGGTCGATGGCAGACCGGGACAGCATACGGATACTGATTTCCGTATAGCCGGCCACCTCGTAGGTGGGAATCTCGATCTGCTCGAACTCGGGCTGGGTCTCCGGCTTGGAGGCCCCCTCGCTGATCACCTGGAACGACATGCCCCCGTATTCGTTGCTATCCGTCTGCACGAGACGGGGGAGCGTGACGTTGCCGGTGCGGCACGGGATGACGGTTGCCAGACCCATAATATGGGTCGGCTCCGTCGGCAGCTCCAGCAGGCGGGCGATGTATTCCTCCGGGACGAGGTTTTCCTCGCCGCTGCCGGAGGAGCCGTCAGACAGAAGGGCTTTGCCCAGCGCCATCGCCGCCGCCCAGCGCTTCCCAAAGAACGCCGCGCGCAGGTGGGCCGGCACGCAGATTCCGTCCGCGCCCTCCTTGAACTTCGGGCTCTTTGGGGTCAGGACCTCCCTTTCGCGGTCGCTCAGGCTCTTGCCCTGCATGTAGCGCAGGAAAGCCCGCTCCTGTGCGATGGCCTCTTTCATCGGGTCGCGCGGCGTAGCCGGCGCGACGGGGGCCACGTCACCGCCATTCTGCACGGTAGCGGCAGCACGCCAGCCGCCGATGCGCTGCCGCCGCTCCTTGGCCTTGATCTCCTGGTCAATCTGCGCCTCCAGGGCGTCGTACTCCTGCTCCTTGGCCTTCAGGTCGGCGGCGATCTTGCCCTTCACCGCCTCGTCTTCGGCCTCGGCCAGTTTCCGGCGCATGGCGTCCAGCTCGTCCAGGAGCGCCTCGGCCTTAGCCAAAAGCTGGTCGAGTTCCTCCATAGGACCGTTCTCCTCACTTCAACATGTCGGCGCGTGCCTTCGCCAACCGGAGCCGCTTGCGGCGCAGCTCCACCAAGCCGTCGGCGATCACCCGGTCCTGTCCCTCCCCGGACGGGCAAGACGCCAAAAGACCGCGCAGCCCCTCGGCGCTCTCCTCAAGCTGTGCCAGGAGCCGCTTGGCACCCTCCACGTCGTCGGCGGCCTGCGTGCGACCGGGGACGACGGCACACGCGAGGCGCACCAACTCTGTGGCGCGGTCCACCACCTCTTTCTTGGTTCCCGTGATCATCGCCAGTTCGTTCATGGGCACCAGGGTAATGGTGCCCTCGATGAGGGCCGCCTCGTGAATCGCGCGCACCATGCGGCCCTCCAGCTCGATGTCCTCGGCACGTATTTCACGATAACCGACGCTGAGGCCCCGCGCAATACCCGCGTCCGTCTTGGCGCGGGTTTCCTGCGCGAGGGGCGTATCCAGATAGGTAGCGTCGATGAACAGGCCGTGTTCGTCCTCGCGCGCCGTGAACGAACCGACCACCTCCGTTACGTCGCCGCCGTAGGCAGCGTGCTTCACCATGAGGGGCCAGGTGTCGTGTTCCTTGAGACTCTTTGCGAACGCACCCGGCATGAACATGTCGCCCCCGTAGTCGACGTTGCCGTAGACCGCCAGGTAGCCGTAGAACCCGCCGGTGTCGCCCTCGCCCTTGGCCTGGATGTCGGGCGCGGCGCTGGCCATAGCCTTCACGGCCCGCTTCGCCAGCAGGTCCACGGCGGTCTTGAACTCGGGCGGTTCCTTGTCGAAGCGCTTATACTCGGCCGCCAGGTGATTGTAGCCGGCCCGGCGCACGGTATCAGACGCGCCCTTCGGGAAACCCTGATTGAGTCGGGACATAGCCGCTTTCAGGGCCGCCCAAACGAGCGTCCCGTCGGGGCGGTGGTGGGCGAACGAATAGTCGTCCTTCGTGTCGCCCTCGCCGCGCACGAACAGGGCCATGTTGTCGCGGAGCTGCTCGACCGTCGCCTCTTTGACGGCGGCCCCGGCGTCCCACTCGGCGTCCTCCGGCGCAAGCGGGCACCCTTCGTGCCGGCTGGCAGGGATAGCTTTCCACTGCTCACTTTGCTTGCCCCCTGCCGCCTTCTGCCCTGGTCCTGGCCTTTCTGCCCGGCGCATCTCGCCGCCGCAACTCGGGCACTTTATGTCGCGGCAGTGGTCCGTGCTTTTGAGCGTATAGCCACAGTCGAGGCATTCGCACATATAGGTGCTTTCCGCGCCCGTTTCTTGTGGCACCAGGGGCGCTCCGCCCGCATCGCCCGTCAGCGCCTTGCCCGACGCGGCGGGCTCGAACGAACCGCTGGCCTCCGCGCAGTGCGCCCGCGCGTCGTCAGCGTCCCACTCCGCTTTCGGGTAACGCATAGCCTGCAACTCGACGTCCCCTTCGTCTGTCACGCCCCATATAGCATCAATCCGCTTGCCGTCGTGCTTGCGCCAGTTGTTTTCTCGCCGGAAACGGTCATAGCGGTCCGGGGGCCGGAGCCTGCAACTATGTTCATTCGGGTACGGCATGTTCACTCCTCCGAGGCTAAAGGATGGCGTCCGGGGGCGGCGGGTCGGGCTGGAAGGGCTCGACGACCGTCGCCTCCATCCGCTCGGCAACATGGCGCACAAGCGCCGCCTCCGGGGCCGGGTCGTATTCGAAGCCCCCTGTCAGTGCTCTACGCAGCACGTGCACGCGGCCCACCACCTCGGCGAGCAGCGCCAGCTCGGGCGCGTCGTCGCACCGCCACTCGTTCCCGTCGTAGGTCAGATCGTAGCCTTTACAGTCGAGCCGCGCAGGTCTCATTATCCACTCTCCCCGTCACAGCAGCCCTCGGAGAACGCCGAGGGTCCAGTTGAAATAGAACGGGTCCTGCCGGGCGAACCGCTCAGGATAGTGGAGGAGCTGCACGCCCATGCTGAGAACCTCCGTCGCATACGTGCCGCCCGCCTTCGGGGTGCCGTAGAGCTTGGCACAGTATTCCTCCGGCCACGCGCCCTCGTCAAAGGGAAGGTAGATTTCGTCGGGCAGGTATTCCTTGTCGGGGAAGTCCACGGCCAGCTTCCGGGGCGGCCCGCCGTTCCATCGTAGCATCAGCAGCTCCTCGCAGCGGTTGTGCGCGTGCGGGCTCCACTCCTCGATGTGGTGCCCGAGCTCGTGGCTGAAGTCGTAGGCCATGCGCCGCTCGGCCAAGCGCACGGTGTTCTTGGTGCTGCCGTAGCTGCCCCGCGTCCCGGGCACCAGCTCGAAGACGACGTGTTGCTTCTCCAGGACGTCGGCCCCGTCCAAGCTCCGGTCCACCAGGGAGTGGACGTGCTCCAGGCCCTCCCGCGCCTTGTCTTTCCACGCCTCGGGCACTTCGCGGACGCCGGGCACCCTCGACCGGAAGCTGTGCGCCCAGGGGCGCGTCCGGTTCGGCGTCTGCAAAAGCGCCCGCTCGGCCCGTCGCAGGCGGTTGGTGACGCTGCTCAGCTCGTCCGCAAGCGCGTTGTAGCGCCGCCACAGGGGCTCGTAGTAGCGCTCCATCCAGTCCGTGTGTTCGGGCGAAAACGCGCGGAATGCCTTGGTGGCGCGGGCGTCCAGTTCGTCCAGCCGGGCCAGGTAGCGGCTCACCAGGGCGCTGGCGCGGTCCCTTTCCAGCGAGTAGATGTCGTCCAGCCGTTCGGCCCGGCGCAGGAACCAACCCGCGTAGTCGGGCAGGTGCTCCATCGCCTCCGTCAGGGGCATGGCGCGCAGTTCTTCGGGCGGCACGTCCGGTTCGGGCAGGCGCTCGGGCGCAGGCTCTTCCACGCGGACCCCGATAGATTCCAGGGACGGCGCGATGGTGCAGCGACAGTTGGGGTGCAGGGGCGGGTGCTCGACGACCAGGGGCAGGCGCATCACCTCCCCGCCGCTCTCGATTTCGGCCCCGGCGGGTAGAATCGGTTCGCCCAGCCGGAACTGGAGCCCGTCCAGCTCCAGGCAGAACGGACACAATAGGTCGTCGGCGGTGACCACCCACTCGCCCACCTCCACCCCCACCTCGCGGTAGGCGATGGACGACGCCTCGCAGTGATTCCACACCGTCGCCGTGCGCGCGAGCAGGCGCGCCCGGGTCCGGGCGCGGACGACGCCCAGCTTGCGGAGAAGCCGCGCCTGTTTCTCCGGCCCCCAGCCCTCGCGTCGCCAGCGGTCCAGCAGGAACGCAATGCTGTCGCGCGTGGTCCCGGTCTCGACGGTGATAGTGTCGCGCAGGTGCGCCTCCAGCGCCGGGCGTAGTTGCCGCGCCACCAGCGCCTCGTGCTCGGGCGCAACTGTGAAATCGGCGAACTCCTGGTCGCCCGCCGCCTTGCCGGCCAGAGAGCGGGCAGATTTCGCCGCTGTGGGGCTCCAGAGTTCGACCGTGCGCTCGACTACGTCGGCCATCATGGCCAGCCCCAGGCGCAGCTCCAGGGCGTAAAGGCGTTCGGCCCACGTCGTCGTCAGGCGCTGCCAGGGCTCCCGGCGCTCCAGGGCGTCGGCCACCTCCAGCACCTCGCGCCGCACCTCACGCGCCAGGTGCCGCGTGAAGGCCCGTTCCCACCTGGCGGTAATGCGCGCCGCACGCTCGGCGGTCTGCCGCACGCGCGCGCGCGTCCAGCGCTTCACAGCTCACCCTCCCCGGCGGGGCGCTCGATCACCGTAGCGGGCAGGCAGAACACGTCGCCGTCCTCCGCGTCCAGCTCGGGTAGCCCGGCGATGGCACGTGCCTCGTTGCGGGTGATCACCCCGCTCTGGAATAGCCTGGCCGCCCGTTCGGCTTCCTTCTGCGCGTCGCCTTGCAGCTCGGCGACGCCGCGCAGGTCGAACATGAACTTCACGCCCGTCTCGCCTTCGTCGTGTAGCAAGCCCTTCGTGAGTCCCTCGGCGAGCATGGCCCACAGGGGCCGCATCGTCTCGCGGTAGAACGACCGCCTCGCCTCCTGATAGTTGGCATAGGTCGAGCGCTCGATGCCGATACGCGCGCCCACCAGGATAGGCGGCACCCCGAACGCCCCGCAAATGCGGGGCTCCGTAGCCCACATCAGGCCCTCGGTGTCGATGTCCCGGAGCGGGTTGAGCACGTCCACCCGCGCGCCGCCGGCCAGAATCAGGTGTCGCCCCCGTCCCCCCTCGCCCAGCCGACTCACCAGGGCGGCGCGGATGTCGTTTTTCTCGTGCGGCGTCAGTTGACGGTCGCTCGTGATGACCGCGCCGGGCACGTTGAGGTTCTGGAGCAGCTCGGCGAGCAGCGTCATGCGGCGCTGCTCCGTTTGCACGTCCCGCTCGATGGCGTGGAGCGGCCCGAACGCCCGCCAGGTGCACCCGGGGTGCGGCATCCACTGCCGCACCATATCGGCGGGCTGAATGACCTTCCCGCCGCTCCGGCCCTGGTGCAGGACGTAGTGGCTAATCAACTCGTTGCCCTTGCCGGTCTTGACGGTCACCCAGCTCGACGGGACGGGCCAGAGCTCGCGCACACCGAGCCGCGCGCGCCACTTCCAGATGTAGTATTCCCCCGTCAGCAGCAGGCGCGTGGTGATAAAGGCCAGGAGCGCCCGCTGCGAGTAGTAACTGTTCGGCTGCTCGATGAGGGCGGCGGCCTCGTGGTCCTCGACGGGCTCCAAAGTCCCGGGCTCCGCGTCCTCGCGGACCAGCACCAGGGGGGCCTCCGTAAGCGACGTCACGATATACTGGACGCACGAATAGACCAGGCTCACCTTGCGGGTGAGCGCTTCTTGATCTTTCGTCGAGAGCGTCTCCCACGTCCCCGTCGCCTTCGCCGCGTCGCCGGTCCCGAAAACCGACCAGCCGTAGTAGCCGGCCTTAGCGTCGTCCACGATACTTTTGCCCAGCAGTCTCTGCACCCAGCGTCTCAGGCCCACGTTAGACCACCTCCACGGTCAGCGCGCTCTGCTCGCGCAAAAAGTTGAACGCCAGGGCCGCCGCGTCAACCAGGTCGTCGTGCACCCCCGCCAGTGTGCCGAAGCTACTTGCTTGCTGAACGAAATCCGAAACGTGCGGTCCCTCGACCAGCTTTATTAGACCCTGCTCGGCGGCGATTGACAACGGCGTAGCCCGCTGAGTTTTGCTTCCGGTCGCCGGAACGCCCTTGAAAGCGAAGCCGGCGAGGGTCCGCGTCGCGTAGTCGTCTATCACGATCTTGCCCGACGCCCCTGGCTCCTGCTCCATCACGATGGGGCAGTTTAGGCCGTCGAGGGCCGCCTGCTGGCGCACCACGGCGCGGCAGGCCGCCGGGGAGCCCCGCATGAGCACGATGCGGTCGATGTAGTAGACGCCCGCCTTCACGGCCATGCGCAGGCCCGCCGTATAGTCTGGGTCTTTGCCGGCCTTTTCCTCCGTGGCCGCCATGTCCCAGGCGCGCACCTCCGCGTCCGGGGGCTCCGGGCGCGCGCGCACGATTTCGAGCCAGTCGGGCCGGAACATACTGCCCGTGGGGATGAAGGTCCAGTCACCCTCGCGCAGCCGCCGCCGCGTCACAGGGTCGAGCTGCGCCAGGCTCTCCTCGTAGGATTCGCGGTCCAGGTGGGGGTTGTCCTCAAGGCGCGCCGGGATGAAGGGCCGCCCATGCTCGCGCCCGTCCACCAGGAACCTTTCCCGCACCCACTCGACGCCCGGGCCGACGGGGCCGCCGGCGGCGCGCATCCGCAAGGGGACGCGCGCGGTTTTCAGTCGGCGCAGGCGCGAGTGTAGAAAACGGTATTGTTCAGCCCCGATCAGCGTTACCTCGTCAACCCCGATGAACTGATACTCGGCGGTCGAATAGTTGTATTCGTCGCCCGGCGATTGCAGGTAGCCGAAGTCGAGGCGCGCGCCGCTGGGGAAGTACCACCTGTGCTCGCTCGCGTTGTAGCGCGCGCCAGTGTCGGCCAACCACTCGCGCGACCGGGGAATCGGCGAGTTCGGCTTCGTCAAGTCTGAGTACGACCGCATCACGATCAGCGCCGCGTAGCCGGGCACCTCGACGTATTGGAGGGCGGCCATGAGCAGGGCGTCGGTTTTGCCGCCGCCCGCCGCGCCGCCGTAGAGGGCCTCGCGGTGGGGCAGCGACAGGAACAGAGCTTGGGGATACGTCGGCTGGTGCGGGATGAACGGGTTGGCGTCTACGGTGGCCAGGACCAGGGCTGCGCCTTCAGTCGTCCACTCCGGTAGAAGCGCCCGTTCCGTTCCCGGCAGGGCCGTCAGCCTGCCCGCCTTGTAGGAGGTCCCGGTAATACTCAACGCGCGCCTCCAGGTCCACCGTCTGTTTACTATCCACCTGACCGGTATGGTGCAGGTAAACCTTGTCGGCGAGGCGGTACTTGTCCCCCGCGTTCGCCTTCAGCCAGAAGATGATTAGGGCCGCCGGCAGGCCCTGTTCGCTTCCCGGGTCGAGCGCCACGAGGATACGCTGGAAAAGCGCGTCCTCGATCATCCCGATGCGGAGCTTGTGCTGCTCGACCTTCGCGTCCTCATACTCGCGCCCGAAGTCCGGGTCTCGCTGCGCCCAGCGGCGCACGGTCCGCGCCGTGCACCCGACCTTCTTGGCCGCCTGCGCCACCGTGAGCGGGCGCGTGCGGTAGAGTTGCAGGAACCGCCGTTGCTGGCGCGTCAGCGCCATCGTTTACTCCCCCGGAAAGGTCCGCTCGACGTGCTCGGCGGTGATCACGCGCCAGCCCCAGCCGTGCAGGTAGTCGAGGAACTTGTCGCCGTCCACGACCTCCGGGTCGGCGCACAGGTCCACGTAGACGCCCCGCTCTCCCGGGCGCAGAAGCAGGACCGCGTGTCCCTCCACCATCAGCACGGCGAGGCTGTAGCCCCCCGTCGCCAAGCGGTGCTCGACGTAGGTGAGCGTGCGCCCGCCGGCGTGCCAGCAGGCGTTGACGAGAAACGACCTTAGCTCGACGTCGGCGGTCTTTCGCGGCGTGTCGAGCACGGCCAGCGTATGACGCATCATTGCGGCAACCTCCCCACGAGTAGATATTCGTGAACGCGCGGCAGAATCCGGTGCTTATTCTGCGGGACGCTGAACAGGGTGTTCGTTCCTCCGAGAAGCGTGTCGGGGAGAATGGCGACGTCCCAGGGGTCGAACCCGGCGTCGGCCATCGTGCGGAGAATGTCGGCGTGGAAGGGATAGAACCGCCCCTTGTAGCGGAAGTCCCCGACGTTGACGACGAGCCACGCGCGGGGCGCGGCCTGCGCGCGCATAGCCCGCCACACCTGGGCCATCGACGCGAGAAACTCCTGGTAGGTCAGCCGGGTGAGCTGGCGCGGGTCGTCGTCGTATTTCTCGACGCACCAGTAGGGGGGCGAGGTGAAACAGAACTGCCAGCCCCGCACCTCGCGCCCTATGGTGCGCGCGTCCTGGTCCCGCACCTCCAGGCGCAGCTCCGTGGGCTGGAGCCGCCCGATGACGGCCCGGCAGAAGCGGAGATAATCCTGGCAGACGTCGTAGCCGACATAGTGGAGCCCCAGCGCATGGGCGACCTGGAGCCGGACGCCGTGGCCGGCGAACGGGTCGCAATAGAGCTGCCCGGGCTCGGCGTAGTATTTGACGGCGAACTCGACGAGCACGGAGGGCATCACGGAGGCCGCCTTTCCAGGCTTCGCGCCGCGCGATTGCACATGCCCGACGGTGCTTTTCCAGGACGGGTCGGCGGCGGCGTATCGCTGGAGCGACGGCGAGGAGCCCAGGGCGTAGCGGGCGAGGCCCGTCTCGTCCTGATACTGGAGCACCGTCATGCCGTCCTTGCGGTGGAGCTTGAGTATGCTGCGGGGGATACAGCGGAAGCGCCGGCGCATACGTCGGCGGTCCCGCCGGCTCCGCGCGAGGGGGCCGGTGACGACTTCGCCCAGCTTCAGCGCCTTAGCCATCGTTGCTCTCCTCGCCCTCGCCGTCCTCGTCGCCCAGGACGTCGGCCACAAACGCGGCCAGCTTGTCGGCGAGCAGGTCTCCGGGCCGGGCCAGGATCGCCTCGCGGAGGCGGTCGGCGTCGTCGGGGTCGACCCACCCCTTGAGGGCGTAGCCGCACTCGAAGGGGACCAGGGTATCGGCCAGGGTCGACGGCTCGTTCTCGCCGTCGCCCTCAGTCCAGGGGGAGCCGCCCTCCCCCTCGCCGCCGGGAGTCTCGGGGCCGTAGGCGAACACGAACTCTGTTAGGTCGATTTCGGGGAAGTTGAAGTCCTCCAGCTCGTCGAAGCCGATGCCAGACTCGACGACGAACTCGTAGAGCCCGTCCTCCGTGACCTCGCCGAACTGCGACGTCAGGGCCAGCACCTTCCGTTTCGCCTCGGCTATGTCCTTGGCCTCGACTACGGAGACGGGCACGGGCGGCACCTCGTAGCCGTCCTTGGCCATCTCCTGGAGCACCCGAACCCGCTGGTGGCCGTTGAGCACATAGCACTTCCCCTCGTGCTCCCATACCGCCACGGGCTCGGAGAAGCCGAGCCGGAGAATCTGCTTGCGGAGCCGCTCGAAGTTTGCCCTCGACAGGCTTTTCAGGGAGCCCTGAAACGGCTCCAGCTTCTCCAGGGGCCTCGTGTCGGCCCCATCGCACGCCATCTTCACCCGCCGTCGCTTCGCCATGCCCGCGCCTCTCTGTCGCGCCCCGGGCCTTGATCATCCGCACACCGCACAGGGCGGGGGAGCGCCGCGCCCGCACTGTCCGGTTGCTGGTCGCTCCCCGCCTGCGTCCGGTCCTGGGGCGCGGGGATAGGACCGTCGCCCCTGTGCGGCCCCGTGGCGTGGGAGGTGCCCACGGCGTCTATGCTACTCCGGCCCCCCGCGCCTTGTCAACCCCCCCCCTGTCGCCAGCGGCCCGCCTTTTCACGACCCTGCGGACAGAGCGGACACCCCCCGGGTCGGCGCGTCCCCGGTTTTTCCAGGCGTCCCGGTTTTTTCCGTTTCTCTGCGGCGGCTTTTCGGATTTCTCGCGCGCGCGCGGTAGTTGTTACTCTACGTAGAGTCTATAACTACCTACGGAGAGGGGAGTTGCGGAACCTTGGGTTTTTTCGGGAAAAATCCAGTTTTGGGCTGGACACCCGCCCCTGTATCCGGTATCATGATAACCCGAATCGAGGAGAGGAGAGAGCGATGAGGGACGCGAGGGAAAGCCGGAAGCCGGAAAGGGACGAAAGACTCCAGACGAGGGAGGAGAAGGTTATGAACGTTAGTGAGCAGTTCGTCGGCTGGGCGCGCGGGCGCGACGGCGGCAGCGTCAGCCTGGAAGTGTTCGACGCCGAAGGGGTCTTCACCGGGCGCGTCGTCGTTCTGACCTGCGGGCAGTCCTACGACCTGTTGCCCGGCGAAACGCTGGTCCGCGCGGACATCATCACCGGCGACCAGTTCTTTACGGGCGGGACGGTTCGCCTGGTCCAGCGAGGGGGCGAGCTGATCTTGCGGCACGAGCAACCCGGCGGGGCCGAGGTCGACGACGACCTGACGGCCGACCCGGAAGACGCGCGCGCCGACGAGATCATCGAGCGGGCCGCGCGGGATACTCAGGACGGGGAGGACGACTAATGAGCGACGAGCGGATTACGACCCTGGCGGCCCGGAGCGCCCAAATCGCCGCGCAGCGGGACCATTTCTCCCTCACCCGGGTCACGCCCCAGGGCCAGGACTACTTTTACCTGCGTTACCGCCTCGGGCGCAACCCCACACGCCTGGAGGCCAAACGGTTCGTGGACGCCTACGTCGACCATTTCGTCGGCTACCTGGCCGCACACCTGCGCAGGGCCGTAATGGACGACATGAAGCGCCGGTCTTTCATCGACTCAAGCGATGGGGAGGACGAGTAATGCGCCCCTACGCACCCAAAGACGAGCTGATCTTCGCAGGCACGGCGGCGACGGACGGGCGCTGCGAGAGGTGCCTGGGCCTCATCCGCGCAGGCGAGGCCCACTACCTGGACCCCGACCATGCCCGATACCCCTACGCCCAGCGCACCCCGGCCTGGGTGTGCACCCGCTGCGCCGACTCGCCGGACGGGTATTGCAGCGAGAAGGACTTCGAGGAGGAGGGCGAAAGGATGCATGCATACGAGGTGGAGTACTGTAAAGGACGGGCCGGGTTTGAGCGGACGCTCGCTCGCGAAGTCGTCTTCGCCGCCTCAGCCGAAGAGGCGCTGGCGCTCTGCATGCATGGCGAGGATTGGCCGGTGCAGGTTCGCGACCGGCACTTCGCCGCTGCGTGCAATCCGAAATACGCATCAAGCGATGACTACTCGGAGTGTTATATCGCGGAGCGGCTCAGCACGGACGATTACCAAGACCTTGACGACAAGGAGGACGACTAATGAACACGCGGAAACGATTGCCGCTGCGGCTGACGCGCCGGCAGCGGGCGGTCGTCAAGCGGGCGCTGGCGGCCATGGCGGCCTTCCCGCACGAGCAGAGCGACCGGGCCTACACGCCCGACGCCCTGCCCGTGATCAGCGCCGGCGTCCTGTTCGCCGTCCCGACCGCCGCCGGCTTCGCCGCCCTTCACGAGCTGGCGTGTCGCCTGGAGGCGCGAACCCACGACCCGGCGGCCCGCAGCGTTGCGCGCCGCATTCGTGCCGTCTACCAGATTCCGGGAGGAGGAGCGAAAGATGGGAGCGCTTGACGACGTAATGGCGGCCCTTACCAGGGTCGGGGACCAGATGCAGCGTATCATCCTCGCCGAAGGCGAGATCCGGGCCGCGCAGCAGCGCCACCCGGAAGCTGCCAACCGTATCAACCGCGCATTCATGCTGTGCGCCAAGGGCTCCGTGGCGCTTCGCGCGCCGGAGCGGGCGTTCCTGCTCCACGTGCGCGAGCTGCTCGACCGGGTGGCCGCGCGCGAGGACACGCGCCCCGCAACGGACGGCGAGCTGATTGCCGTATTCTCGATGGCCTCGCAGGTCTGCCCGCTCCAGCTTGACGCGGCCTCGGCCTACGTGAAGCTGGGCCGGAAGCACGGGCTCCTGGAGGACGACGGTGTGGTGCTGCCGGAATCGTATCCCGGCGCTATTGACGACACGATCGCACGGCTGCGCGCCCAATGGGCCGTTCCAGACCGCGTGCTGGAGGACGACGAATGAACACCCGCCCCATAGAGGAACGCCTCGACGACCTGGCGATGGACGCCCTGGCGACAGACTACGCCCTGGGCAACCTGGTGGAGCGTGTGGAGGAACTGGCGCGGGCCGTGCACGCCCTGCGCAGGCGCGTGGAGAGCCTGGAGCGGGGCATCGCCCGCGCCTCGATTGACCTTTCGGACCTGCGGCGGGGAGGAGGCACACGATGAGCGCAACGTCAGCGATAGACGGGCGCATTGCCCGTATGGCCTGGAAGATTCACCGGCTGGAGCGACGCATCGCCGACCTGACAGAGCAAGC